GGCCTTGCCCGCCGAGCAGCTGGCGCTCCTCCATGAAGAAGCCGACGCCGCGCTGAAGGCAGCCAAGACCCTCAAGGACTGGCTCGATGGCGCCATCGGGCTCCGCTACGGCGAACGCGCGTCACAGGCGCGGATCGCCATGGCGAAGGATACCGGAACGGTCCGCTTTGCCGACGGCGCAGTGACGGTCGTTGCCGATCTGCCCAAGAAGGTCGAGTGGGACCAGGCGAAACTCGCCGCGCTCGTCGAGACCATCCGCGCCGAGGGCGAGAACCCTACCGACTATGTCGAGATCACGTTCGGCGTCTCCGAGCGCGCCTACGGCGCATGGCCGGAGTCGATCCGCCGCGCCTTCACCCCGGCCCGCACGCTGAAGACCGGCAAGCAGACCTTCCGACTTCTCCGCGACTGAAAGGATCACCCATGTTCCCGTTCGGCAAATCCAAACCCGAAACCCCTCTGACTGCGCTCGAAGCGCTAAAGAAGGCGCATTACAGCCTCGCCTCGCTGCCCGAGACGATCCGGATCCCGGCAACGCCGGAGCGCGGCGAGACCGACACCAAGCCGATCAACGAAGCCACGATCGACGACATCGCCTTCGCGCTGCGCGGACTGGAAGCGGCGTCCAGCGCGCTCATCGATCACATGTACGCCCTGCGCAAGCTCAGCCAGATCGCGCGTGATGTTGGCGCACTCGGCGCCCATCGTGCCGTCGAGGCTGCGGCCCGCGCAAAGACGGAGCGCTGACCATGGCGCTCCCCATCATCACCGCCGACCAGCGACTCGCGGAGCCACGCGGCATCAAGGGCACGATCTTCGGGAAGTCCGGCATCGGAAAAACCAGCCTGCTCTGGACACTCGATGCCGAGACGACGCTGTTCATGGACCTCGAGGCGGGCGACCTCGCCATCGAAGGATGGCCTGGCGACACGGTGCGTCCGCGCACCTGGCCCGAATGCCGCGACTTCGCCGTGTTCATTGGCGGGCCGAACCCGGCGCTGCGCGACGACCAGGCATACAGCCCCGCGCATTTCGCGGCGGTCTGCGAACGCTTCGGCGATCCCGGCGTCATGGATCGGTATCGGACGGTCTTCATCGACTCGATCACGGTCGCCGGCCGTCTGTGTTTCCAGTGGTGCAAGGGCCAGCCCGACGCCTTCTCCGAGAAGACCGGCAAGCCCGACATTCGCGGCGCCTACGGCCTGCATGGCCGCGAGATGATCGCGTGGCTCACCCATCTCCAGCACACTCGGGCGAAGAACGTCTGGTTCGTCGGCATCCTCGACGAGAAGCTCGACGACTTCAATCGGCGCATCTTCCAGCCGCAGATCGACGGTTCGAAGACCGGTCTCGAACTGCCCGGCATCGTCGATGAAGTGCTGACGATGGCGGAGATCAAGGACGACGCGGGTACGCCCTATCGCGCCTTCGTCTGCCACACGATCAATCCGTGGGGTTTTCCCGCCAAGGACCGGTCAGGGCGTCTGTCGCCCGTCGAAGAGCCGCATCTCGGTCGGCTGATGACGAAGATCCGCGGCCCCGCGAAGCCCGCCGCCGAGCGACTGGCCTTCAACCGGCCGGACGCCGCGAACCCCACCACTGACATCACTCATCCCGAAAACGCCTGAAGAGGAGCAACCAGCGATGTCTGGATCCTGGAACGACTTCAACGACGCCAAGCAGAACAGCAACATCATCCCGAAGGGCACGCTGGCCAAGGTGCGCCTCACCATCCGTCCGGGCGGTTTCGACGATCCGGCTCAGGGCTGGACCGGAGGCTATGCGACGCGTGGCACGACCGGTTCGGTCTATCTGTCCGGCGAGTTCACCGTGCTCGAAGGACCCTATGCGCGGCGCAAGATATTCACGTTGATCGGGCTCTACAGCCCGAAGGGTCCCGATTGGGCCAACATGGGCCGCAGCCTGATCCGCGGCATGCTGAACTCCGCGCGTGGCATCTCCGACAAGGATTCCTCGGCGCAGGCGCAGGCGGCGCGCCGTATCAGCGGTTTCGCCGATCTCGACGGCCTGGAGTTCGTGGCCCGCATCGATGTCGGGACCGACACCAACGGCGAGGAGAAGAACGAGATCCGCGCCGCCGTCACACCGGACCACAAGGAGTACGCGCCGCTGGCGGGCGCAACAGCGAGGGCGCCGGCTCCGCAGCCGCAACCCGCGCAGGCTTCGATGCCGCAGCCGGGCATCCGTCCCTCCTGGGCGCAGTGAGGGCCGCTACCCATGTTGCTGCGACACCGTCAGAAACTGTTCGTCGAGCGAAGCGTCAGCGCGCTGTCGCAACACGGAAACACGCTCGCCGTGGCCCCGACCGGGGCCGGCAAGACGATCATGCTCTCGGCTGTCGCGGGACGCGTGATCGTCGATCCTGATGCCAAGGCCTGTGTCCTCGCCCATCGCGACGAACTCACCGACCAGAACCGCGACAAGTTCCGCCGTGTCGTTCCCGGTCTCTCCACGTCCGTCGTCGATGCCCGGGAGAAGTCCTGGAAGGGACAAGTGACCTTCGCGATGGTTCCGACGCTGGCGCGCACCGGCAATCTCGATGCGATGCCGACGCTCGATCTTCTGGTGATCGACGAGGCGCACCATGCGGCGGCCGACAGCTATCGCCGGATCATTGACCAGGCGCTGCAGAGCAATCCTGCCTGCCGGATCTATGGGGTTACGGCTACGCCCAATCGGGGTGACAAGCGCGGCCTTCGTGGCGTGTTTTCAAATGTCGCGGATCAGATCCGTATCGGCGAACTCATTGCCTCCGGCCACCTCGTGCCGCCGCGCACCTTCGTCATCGACGTCGGTGTCCAGGATGAGCTCACCAAGGTGCGGCGCACTGCCGACGACTTCGACATGAGTGAAGTCGATGCGATCATGAACCGAACCCCGGTGACCGACGCTGTCATTCGGCAATGGCAGGAAAAGGCCGGAAGCCGGCAGACGGTCGTGTTCTGCTCCACCGTCGATCATGCCCGCAATGTGGCCCGGGCATTCAATGGCGCGGGAATTCCTGCCGGGCTTGTCCATGGCGAAATGCCGGATGCCGAGCGCAAATCCGTGCTCGCGGCCTATGCAGCGGGCGATCTTCGCGTAGTGGTCAACGTCGCGGTTCTGACCGAAGGCTGGGATCATCCCCCCACGAGCTGCGTCGTCCTCCTGAGGCCGAGTTCCTACAAGTCGACGATGATCCAGATGATCGGCCGTGGGCTGCGCACGGTCTCGCTGGATGAATATCCCGGTGTTCTGAAAACCGATTGCATCGTCCTCGATTTCGGGACGTCGACCCTGCTTCACGGATCCCTCGAACAGGACGTTGACCTGAACGGCCGGGAATCTACTGGCGAGGCGCCGACGAAGGACTGCCCTGAATGCGGCGCCGTCGTGCCGCTCGCCACCACCGAGTGTCCGCTTTGCGGCCACCATTGGGAAAAGAGCGAGACGGGCGAGGCTACGCCGCTCGGCGAGTTCGTGATGTCGGAGATCGACCTCCTGAAGCGGTCGAGTTTCCGGTGGTGCGATCTTTTCGGCGACGACGCCGCCCTGATCGCCAGCGGCTTCAACGCCTGGGGCGGGGTCTTCTTTCTCAATGGCCGCTGGTACGGCATCGGTGGCGTCCAGAAACAGCGGCCGCATCTGCTGGCGGCCGGCGAACGCACGGTTTGTCTCGCTGCAGCCGATGACTGGCTGAACGAGCATGAAAGCGACGAGAGCGCGCACAAGACCCGGCGGTGGCTGAACCAGCCGCCGACCGACAAGCAGCTCTCGTTCCTGCCGCCCGCGTACCGGCAGGATTTCGGGCTCACGCGCTACCAGGCATCGGCGCTCCTCGCGTTCCGGTTCAACCGCGATGCCATTCGCTCGCTCGTCTTCGGCGCAGCGGACACCGCTCCCGCCGACCTGATCGGGAGGGCTGCGTGATGGAGCGCCCCCATGAACATCGCATCCTCGGACCGTCTGCGCCTCTGGCATCCGCATGGGACGCTCTGCGCCGTTTGCCGTTGTCCGACCCGTGGCTTTGGCTGGTTCGACCCGGTGCGCCCGGCGGCTTCGCCGCCAAAATCATCGA